GGTATTGATTCTGCGGTTAGGGCATACAAAAAATTAACACAGGCAAATCGTGATGACTTGTATGATTCAAATTCAAATCCGATTGCTACCTTTCCTGGTCAAGGTGTTACTGTCTTTGGACAGAAAACAACACAGAAAAAAGCTTCTGCTCTTGACCGAGTAAATGTAAGAAGATTGTTAATCAATCTTAAGAAGTTTGTTGCTAACTCTTCAAGAAATCTTGTGTTTGAACAAAATACAAATTCCTTAAGAAATCAGTTTTTAAATACTGTTAATCCTTATATGGAAGAAGTTCAAGCTAATAGTGGATTAAATGCTTTTAGAGTTGTGATGGACGATACCAATAATACACAAGAGACAATTGATAGAAACCAATTGATAGGACAGATATTTATACAACCAACAAGGGCTGCTGAATTCATCGTATTAGACTTTGTTGTTCAACCAACAGGAGCTGCTTTTCCTGAATAATTTTTAGGGAAAGATATATTTATTACTACAGGAGATAAATAATGGCAACAGTAACACCACAAGAATTATTTTACACACCATATGAACCGAAATTAAAAAATCGGTTTATCATGGAGCTTGGAGATACAGGCATACCTGCTTTTACAATCAAGACGATGCAAAGACCACAAATAACTTTTGATGAAGTTGTTTTGGAACACATGAACATCACAAAGTATGTAAAAGGTAAAGGTAGATGGCAAACTCTACAGATTACTTTGTATGACCCGATTGTACCTTCAGCTGCTTCAGCTGTAATAGATTGGGTAAGACTACATCATGAAAGTTCTACTGGTCGTGATGGGTATCAAGACACTTATAAGAAAAATGTTACTTTTCAAGTTTTAGGACCTGTAGGTGACATTGTTGAAAAGTGGACACTACATGGTACTTACATCTCAGATGCTGCTTTTGGTGATTTAGACTTTACTGATTCTAATCCTGTTGAAATTACACTAACCCTAAGATACGATTACGCTATATTGGAGTTCTAATGAAAAACATATTTAAATTAATACTTTCTGCTGTAATTCTTTTTGGTGCTGTTCCTACTGTTAATGCTATGGAAATGAACATGGCTGGTATGGAAGAAATCAAAAAGAAGAAAAAGAAGAAAGGCAAGAAGATTGGTAAAAAAGGAAAGAAATCTAAGAAAGGTTTCTTTTCAAAAATCTTCGGTTCTAAGTAGTACATAGTTATAAAAACACTAAGGAGTTATAATGTCAGAACATAAGTTCCCTACGGAAGTTATAGATTTACCGTCTGGTGGAAAAGTATATCCAAAAGATTCACCACTTTCTGAAGGTAAATTAGAATTAAAATACATGACCACACGAGAAGAAGACATCCTTATGTCTGAAAATCTTATCGCACAAGGTGTGGTTATTGATAAATTATTAGATAGTTTGATAGTCACACAAGGTGTCAAACAAGAACAATTGGTTTTAGGTGATAAGAATGCTGTATTAGTTGCTGCTCGTATTCTTGCTTATGGTCCACACTACACTTGTCAAGTTACTAATCCAAACAATCTTGAAGAAAAAATTGAACATACGTTTGACCTTACTGAGTGTCCTTTTAAAGAGGCAGTTGATGATGTTGACTATGATAATAACTCTTTTGATTATGAAACACCGATTGGTAAAAATAAAATAAAATTTAAATTACTTACTGGTGTAGAAGAAAAATTAATTGAAAAAGATTTAGAACAATCTAAAAAAGTTGGATACAATTCAGGTATTACAACTAGACTTCGATATACAATCACAGAAGTAGATGGTGATAACAAACAAGATACTATTTCAGCATTTTCACAAAATATGTTGGCTCGTGATTCTATGGCATTGAGAAATTATATTGAACAGATTTCTCCCGATATTGATTTGACATCGGAAATACAAATAGGAGGTGAAGCTGTGAGTGTGTCAATCCCACTTACAGTTGAGTTTTTTTGGCCTAAGTCCGTCCAATAAATTAGATATACATCAATCTATTTTTTATTTTATCTATGGAACACCTGGCTTCACATTTAGTGATGTCTACAATATGCCTGTCCATTTAAAAAACTTTTATTTACGAGAGTTTATGGATTTCAAAAAGAAAGAAAAAGAAAAGATTGATAACGCACAACCAAAATCACAACCAACAATCCCTCGTAGATTTTCCCCCAAATAACTCTTTTCTTTATATTTATTAGTGTATAACTAATCCTTAGAATATTATGGCACAACTAACCGAACAAGAGTTAAAAAAAATTGCTGACATCCAAGATAGAATTAATAATGGTGTCAAAATTCAGAAAAGAACTCAAGAAGAGTTAGATAGGTTACTTGCAAAACAACTCAAACAACAACAAGAATTAAACAGACAATTTCAGTTAGGTGCTAAAGCACAAAAGATAGCAACAGACTTAACTGAAAAAAGAAAACAAGTTGAAAAAGAAAATGAAAGGTCTATCTCTAGTATTGTTCAGAATTTAGCAAAGGGTAATATAGCACAAGCTGCTGGTTTAGATAAAACAAACTCTCTAAGAAAAAAAGAAAATGATTTAGCCCGAAAAGCTGAAAGTCTTGCTAAAGATGAATTAGTCACCACTTTGAAAACAGGTGACCAAAGACTTGGGATTAGAGATTTAACACAAGAGATTGCCGATGGGACTGTTAGAGATAAGGAAGAAGTAGAAAATAGGATTAATTCTTTAGGTATTGAAGAGGGGAAGAAATCTCAATTATTAGGTAAAAGTTTAAATTTATTAGACCTTGCGGGAAAGACTACAAAAGAAACTGCTCTTTCTTCTGCTAAAATGACTAAATTTTCAAAAGGAATTGCGGGAGCCGGTGCTGTTTTTGCTGCTCTTTTTGCCATAGCACAAAAGTTTGCTGGTTCAATTGATGCCATAGGAAAACAATTTGGTAGTTTAAATGTATTGGGTGATAATTTTACAAATGAACTATTAAGTTCTCAAGAAGCAGTTGTAGGTATTGGTGCGAGTTTAGAAGATGTTGTTGCTGCGACAAATGAATTATCATCCGATTTTGGTTTGTCATTAGATGAAGCCGTAGATTTATCTGCTCAAGTTATTGATACTGCAAGGGCTGTTGGTTTATCAAATGAAGAGGCTGCAAAGTTAAGTGGTATTTTACAAACAACTTCTGGTTTAAGTGGTGAACAGGCAGAAAGATTAACAGAGGGTGCTTTTCAATTAGCTGCTGCGAACAGAGTTAATCCATCTGCCGTGTTGAAAGATATGTTTTCTGAAGATGGTGGTGATAATCTTGCAAAAGCGGCAGTTCAAGCTAGAGCCTTAGGTTTGTCATTAGACACTACTGCGAAAATAGCAGAGGGTTTATTAGACTTTGAAAGTTCAATAACCAAAGAAGTTGAAGCTTCTGTCTTAATTGGAAGACAATTAAATTTTCAAAAAGCTAGAGAATTAGCACTTAATAATGATATTGAAGGTGCAATATCAAATGTTGTTAATCAATTAGGTAGTGAAGCCGAATTTAATAAGTTAAATTCAATACAAAGAAAAGCTATTGCGGATTCAATAGGTGTAAGTGTTACAGACATGGCAAAGATGGTGGCCAATCAAGAGAAATCTGATATGTTAGCTGGAGAAACAGCAAAGTCTTTCGCGGATATAATCGGTAAAGATGCTATGTCAGAATTAACTGCTACGATGAATGAATTAAAAATATTTGGTGTAGCACTTGCCAATACATTAGGACCTATTTTGATGGGTATTGCTAAAATTGTAAATTTTGTTTTGACTCCAATTGGACAGGCAGTAAGTGGTATTTCAAGAGCAGTCAGAGGGGTAGACGACTTCCATACAGGACCTGGTGGTATCACGACAATGATGGGTCCTGCTGGTATATTTAGTTTGAACCCAAGAGACTCTGTATTGGCAACAACCAATCCAATACCTGTTAGAAGAGTGAACGACTACTATTCAGGTCCTGGTGGATTAGGAGTTGATGGTGGTGGTGGTGTTTTAGATGTCAGAGTTACTGCTGGAAGCTTGGAAGGTAGAAATTTTCCTTTGGAAACAGAATATGATTTAATACCAGGTCCAGAAAGTTTATCTACGAGGAAATAATCATAATGGCACTAGAAAATTTAAAATCAGCTTATAACGACTTAAGTGAAAATCAAGCTAAAAGAGCTGAAAGAATATCGAGAGCAAATAATGTACAAACATCATATGGTAATATAAGTGACAATCTAGCCGAAAGAAATAAAAGAAGGTTAGAAGGTAGACTTAAAAGAGATCAATTGGTTAAAGAAACCGAAGACTTAATAAAAGGTCGTGAAGCAAACAAACCACTAAATCCATTTCAATTAAGTGTGGGTGATATTGCTAATCCAGTTTTGGGTGGACTTGAATATTCAGACAGAGCTAAAATTGGAGCATCTTTCGAAAATCTTGGAGACAATCCATTACGTCTTGTAGAAGACGCAGTTGATACAGCTATTCGAACAAATCTTGATATACCACAAAAATATGTATCAAATGTACCTAAATTTATTATTGATGAAGCTAATCGCACACTAAATAGTTTGAAATCAAGGGCTTTTTTAGAACTACAAGAAGCAGTTCAAGTTCCAGTTATTGGAAGACCAACACCTTTTATAGACTTAGCAAATGGACCTGGTGAAACCAATTACATTGACCTTGTTTCTTTGAAACATGTTGATACTCAAGAAGTCGATGATACAATAGCTACAAGTAAAAAGGGTGACTTTTATGTAAAGATAAAAGACTTAAGAACCAATAATATAATATATTTTAGAGGTTATATTACTGGTATAACTGAAAATGTAAGTCCGTCTTTTTCACCGACTAATTATATTGGAAGAAGTGAACCTGTTTATATGTACGAAAGGGCGGAGAGGGATGTAAGTTTTAATCTAAAGGTATACCCAGCAAACTTTACTGAACAAAAGATAATGTACGATAAGATGGATAAATTAACATCGCTTGCTTACCCTAAATATGCTTTTGATAATTTTAGTGATAGTCAAACAAGAATGCAACCACCATTTACAGAATTGTATATGGCTCACATAGGAAAAAGAGATAAAGGTCAGTTTGGTTTTATAAAATCAATTACATATACTGTTAATGAACAAGGTGATTGGGATGCTCTAAGAGTTTTACCAAGACACTTTGATATTGCAATATCATATCAGATTTTAAGTAAAAAACCACCAGGATTAAGTCAGAATAATGAGGGTATATTTTACGGAGTAAATAAATGAGTAGATACGACAATACATCAAAAATTCAAAATAAACAATTTGTATCTATAGGGACATCATATCTTCCAAAGCATGAAGAAAAAAATTCAGATATACTTCTTATTGCCACAGAAGGAGATAAATGTGATTTAATATCACAACAATATTATGGCACAACTGAGTATTGGTGGTATATTGCTTCAGTAAATAATCTAAAGTCTAACAATATTGAAGCCGGAACACAACTAAGAGTGCCTGTTTCCGTAAAACAAGCTATACTAAGATAAAATGGATTTAAGTAAAAAAGTTTTTGGTTCTAATATAGATCCTAAAATACAAGAATATTTAAAAAAATTACAAGAAGCTTCTTTTGAAATCCAACCAGGTGATCCTATAACAAACACATCTCTTGATTCAAAAACAGAAACCTATCTTGGAGATAGAACTCCATTTGCAAGAATGTGGACTGCTGTAAATGTAGTAGAGGTATCCAAGAACGACAATAAACCAATAGGCACAGGTAATAATTCAGTTTATATAGTCAATGATAATACTTTGAATTCTTACGAATATACTGAATTAGATGAAATGGGTTCTTTAATGCAAGAATATTATGGAGCTCCATCTGAATTAGGTAATAATCAATTTTTAAAACCAACTGCCGGTATAACAGATGTATCTTCAAGGTCAGAGGGTTCTTTAGGTGCTTTAAGAAGAACTGTGGTGAAGTTTGTGGTTCATAACAAACAAGATTTTGACCAAGTATTTTTACCTTTTTTTCTAAAACCAGGCTCCTTTGTATTTGTTGATTTTGGTTGGTCTGATAAGGCACTTGAATTATATAATCCAAATGATTTTATAAACAACACGGACTTAGAAATGAGTAGTTTTTATGAAGAGATTTACAATAATGATGACTTAATAAAAAGTGGACTTGCATCTACTCTTGGTGGTCGTGTGATTAAGTATGATGTAAATGTAAATCAAAATCAATCTTTCGAATGTACATTAGAATTTGTATCACAAAACTATCAGTTGTTAGATAACGAAGTAAGTGAAGATAATGATTTAAAATTTATATTTACAAATGTCCTTGAAGATTTGCTACTGTTAAAATATTTAAATAGTGATGAAGAAGGTGCAAAAATAGTAAAAGCAGAGTTGAGTCAATCTTATCTTTGGAAAGAGGTATCAAGGGAAGAAAGGTCAAAGAGAATTAAAGAATTTTTAGATGTACATAAAAGCTTCAATACAGAAAAAGTAATAGATGATTACTCAAAAAAAGTAGGAGTGTTTTACCAAAATATTACAAATTCAAAACAAAAAGATTTACAATTTATGGAATCATTATATGTTTCTTTTGCTGTGTTTGAAGATGATTTTTTAAATAATTATGTTGCATACTGGACAAATGAAGATGGCATTAAAGTAACACCAGATAAAACAGCAAACCTACCAAAGTTTTCAAGTCAAAATACTTATGTTCGATGGAATGAAAATTTATATAATATGATGAAAATAAAACCTCGTTCTATTGATAAACCTTTGAGTTTTCTTTATCCAGACAGTTGGGATGCTCGAGAAACATCCAATAAATTTAAACCAAGTAGAGATTTATTGGGACCCGATGGAAAACGAGATTGGAGAGGCACCGCGAATGATAAAGAGAGACAAAGGATACCACTACGAGAATTATTCATAAGAACTTCAATAATAATTGAAGCATTTAATACAGCAACTAATGTAAATGATGCTTTAGAAAAAATATTTGACCATATATTCGAAGATTCTGGAAACTTAATTAATATTAGATTGATGAAGAACAATGATTTTGAATCATCTTTGACTTTCCACGATGTTAATATCGAAACAATTGAAAAGAAATTAGATGAAACTTTTGTATTTGATATAACGAGTGGAAAAACAATTGTTCAGAATGTCGATTTAAAATTTGAAACTCCTAAAGCTGGTTTGTCTAGTATGATAGCAATCGGTGGTTTATCTGAACCTGAACTTTTTGATGAGTTTCAATTAATGAGATTTAATATATTAAATGCGATACAAACTACCTCCGAAACTAGTAAAGTTCAAATAAGACATCTGCCGATTATTGGGGAAAAACCTAAAGATAGTTTAAACTATGATGTTGATATTTCAAAAGTCATAGGAACTTACTCAGCAAAATCACCAAAAATTGAATCTGAACCGTTGATAACAAATTTTCAATATAGGTATACACTTTATAAAAACGCTAGAAAAAAATATTTTGAAGATCAAAATAAGAAAATACCAAAGTCAGCGAATAGTGGTAAAACACAAACTAAGTTAAGAGGGGATAAACGATATGTGGTTACTGCAAATAGTGAAAGAGATATAGAACTACTTAAGGCAAAAATGTATACTTTTGGTGCTTCTGGTGAAAATACCATCGCACCTGTTTTACCAATTAGTTTAACTTTAGAAGTTTATGGTAATAATTTTTTAAACATAGGTGATTATTTCACGATAAATTTTTTACCTGAAACTTTTAAAGATAGAGTTTATTTTCAAATAGTAGGTGTAGACCATAGTATATCTACAAGTAATTGGAAAACAACTTATAATACTGTGATGAGGCCATATTCAACTAGAAAGTATTTTCAATATGGTGTAGGTAAAAATAACGATTTATCAGCACTGGCTAAAATAACTTTTAGTGGTATTCTTATGGAAGAGATACAAAATCAACTTATGGCTGAAAGTGGGGTTATTAATGAACATCAACGAAATATGATTGAAAGATTCGAATTGTTAGAAGGTGGTCAAGGAACTCTTGATAGTGGAGATGGTGAGATATATTTTAAAAGTTTTTTGGCTCATTATGATGTCAATAAAAATAAAGATAAATTATCTGAATTTAAAAAGAAAGAAGGTGGTTTTAGATATCGATTTATTTCAACAAGTGGTAAAGAACCACTTGTAGAAACAGATGGTCAATTACTTTGGTTAATGGCAGTTACTAATCAAATATTTAAATCTATTGATTGGATAAAATGGAATGATAGTTTAAAGCCTAGCGAAGCAATAATATTTTCTGCAGGAGATAATACAATTACAAAATATAATGACGAGGGAGACACTAGAAGAGGTCATGTGTTTGTTGCTCATCAATTTTACAAAAATGAAAAAGGTATTTTATTTGAAAGATTTTTAGATAAAATAGTAAATCGTCAAAATTGGCTTGAGGCTTACATTAGTAATAGAAAAAGAGGTCCTCTTATAGACTCGATAAGTAAATTTGTAGAAAATAAATCATTAGTTCAAGACTCAGTATCTAGTGTATTTCCATCATCTACTATTCCACGAAGAAGTGATAATGGAAGTGGTTTTCAGTTTTTAGCTAAAATAGATTTTGAATTAAAAGATATTCCATATGACGAAAACAATTTAGACAATCAATTTAAAATTTTAAAATTCGAAGATTTTGAAGATTGTAAATATTTTTCAGTAATTCAATTACCTAGTGCGTATTTAGATCCAGATATTACTATGAAAAAACTAGCAGAGGATATATGGAAAGAATATAATGAATTGAAAGCATCCTTTTTCAAAGACATATCAGCAGAGCTTGAAAAGGAGAGAGATAAGGATAAAGAGATACAAGAAAATTACGAGCAAAATGCGACAAATAGAATTACAATGGGTGTATTTTAGTATGGATTCTAATAAACCACTTGACATTTTACTAAATTATATGTAACTTAACATATGATTAAATTGGTTATCTCTAAACCTAACTGGTCCAAGTCTTACCCGTTAAATGACTTAGTTTTAGCTTACGATGTTATGGAACATAAGTTAGTTTACGCTAATCACTATGAGAAGATGACTGTTGATATAGATTATCCAACAGACGAGGGAATGTTGATTGATGATTGGAAAGCTGGGTATTCTTATGATTTTGCTGGTCGTCCTAAGTATTGTGCTGATATCCTAAACTATTGGATGACAAACAAACCACTTGA